GGTTTACATCAACTAAGGCAACTCATGTGACTCTTTGGGCAAATAAAAAAGATAAGTCTGGAGAAATGATAACACAAAACAGTCAAAGAAAATTTGAATTAAAAACCTTATTTACAATAAGAAAAAAATCAGCGGACCAAATATCGCTAAGTGATACAATCCAAATTGTTGGACAATCTGACGAATATAGAATTAATTCAAAATTTGATTCGGTCCATAAATATTACACTGTTCTGGAGGGCATTAAATTAGTATGAGTTCACAATTAAAATTAAATAAAAAAGACTTAGCCTCAGTCAATCACAAAATGAAAAAACTGGAGAAACTTGACAGAGATGGTCTAAATAGGTCCTTAAAGGATTTTGCTTTGCTTACATCCAGAGAAATGACAAGAGTTGCTCCAGTTGATACTGGAAAGCTAATGGGATTAATAACAGCAAAGGCTGTTAGAAAAACTGCAATTGTTGAGTCAAAAGCTGACTATTCTGGATATGTAGAGTTTGGAGGAGGTAAATCAAGAAGTAAAGACAGAGCCAGAAAAATACCTTATTTCTATCCAACTATAAATAGAATGCTTACAGCTCTAATTATGGACATAAATAACAAAATTAAAAAAGCATTGAGATGAATGAGGCTTTACATTTTATTAGAAAAGCAATTATTGACCGCTTGACAAATCAAATTACGGTTGATAGTGCAACGGTTCCAGTTTATAACAGAGTCCCATCTAATGCAACAGCTCCTTATATTAAAGTTTTTTCTGTCAGTCATGATGAGATTGACAGCAATAAAGATACATTCACTCTTAATTGTGTTACAAGAATTGAGGCTGTCACTTCGTTTGATGCGGATAGTGGTGGTCAATTGACAGTAAATCAAATGATTTCAAGCATTCTAAATTTAGTTAGAACTCGTAGCTCATCCTATTTTGATTTAAGCTCTGATAATTTTAAAGTTTATACTTGTATTAATGAGGGCGTTTCTTATGAGGAAAATGACGAAGGTGATAAAACGTATTTTATTGGTAACTTAGAACTCTCAAACAGAGTTCAAAAAACATCTTAGAAAATGGAAGATTTTAAAATTTGGGGAATTAATTTAAGTGCTGTTGGAATCAGCTTTATGAATATAAATTCAGCATTAACAACATTGGTATTGTTTGCATCTTTGTGCTATACAATATTAAAAATAAAAGACAGAATAGATGACAAGTAGAGAGAGAAGAGAAATAAGGGGATATGTAGGCTCTGGAATTGTATTTCTTTTTGTAATACTGCTGTTGCTTTTTTTGTCACAGTTTGAGGTTCCAGAGTCAAACAATGATGCTTTTAAACTCATTGTTGGAGCTTTAGTGAGTGTAATTGCTGCAAGTGTTTTTGTTTTTATTGGCAAAGATGACCAGCAAGTTATTGACTTACAGAAAAAAAATGACTCATTAGAAATGAAGGTGGACCAACTTGTTGACCAAAAGGACCAGCTTGAGAAATTATTAATCGAATTACAAGACGGAATATTAAGTAAATTGCTTCTAAAATATACTTTAGATTATGATGATAAGATGCTTAAAAACATTGATTGTGATAATGAGGATTGTAATAAAAAATAAAAATGAAAAATTATGAATTGGAAATATTTTAAAATTGAGGAGTTTGATGACCCCAACGTGGAAGGTTCAGCGGCTGAGAATATGGATTTTGATTTCATTACTTTGCTTAATACAATTAGGCACCAGAGTGGAGTCCAAATGCGAATTACCAGCGGTTATAGAACTGAGGAAACAAACTCAAAACTTAAAAACAGTGTACCAAACTCAAGTCACCTCAAAGGCGTTGCCGCAGACATTGCTTGTAACAACTCCAGTGACAGAGAAAAAATCATTGCAGCTGCAATCAAAAACAAGGTGCGAAGAATTGGGATTTCTGGGAGAGGATTCATTCACATTGACGTTGACTCTGAAAAGCAACCAGCTATCTGGTTATATGGTGGCAAAAAGTAGTAAATCAGCTTATACGTTGGAATGAAAAAAAAGAAACCATTTGGACAAACGACTGTCGGCAAGATATTAAAAGGAGCTGTCGGTCTTGTTAATCCAACTCTAGGCTCTCTTATACAGGGAGAAATGTCTGTTGAGCAAGTCATAAGCTCCATAAAAAACTCTGATTGTCCAGTAGAGGATAAAATAAAAGCTCAAGAGATGGTTTTGGAGGCTTATGAGGCTGAGGTTGAAGATAGAGCCTCAGCAAGACAAAGAGAGATGGCTGCAATACAAGCTGGGTCCAATGACATTCTTTTTAAGACTGTTGGCTGGGGAATTACTTTGTCTTTTGTTGCAGTGGTTGCTGGAGCAATAGGACTCTGGGAGATTCCAAAAGAATCTCAAAGATTATTTGACATGGGTTTTGGTGCGGTAGTGGCTGCCTTTACTCAAGTCATTGGATATTATTTTGGTAGTTCAATGGGTTCAAAAAATAAAACTCAGATAATGAATAATCAAAATGGCTAAAAGAGCTGAGTATGTACATAGAGAAAAAAAGAAAATAAAAAGAAAAGGGATTCACTCAAAGAATCTCTCAAGAGGTAAAAATAGTAAACAATATAAAAAACCGAGAAAAAGATAATGTCAACAAAGCCTTTATATAGTGCAAATCATTATCACCGAATGTCATTTGGTGATTTTGGTTTTAGGTTATTAGATGAAAGTGGGACAACCTCATCTGTTAGTGGTGAGAATTTTTGCTCCATACATTGCCTTAAAGATGCGGTTATTTCAATGGATTCAAACATATCAGCTGGAGACAGCGATATAACTAACCTAGATTTAAAAGAGGGTCATGTTTTATTTGGTGATTTCACTAATATTACAATAACTGGAGGTATTGTCTTGTGTTATCTTAGAAAATAAATGCCAAGTTTAGGAAACACAAAAGGGAAGATAAGTAAATCTATTGCTAAAATTAGGAGGATTGTTAAAAGATTATTTTTCTGGCAAAAAATTAACAAAGATTTTGACCAAAACAACGACACTTGGGATGAGTAAAAAATTAGTAAATTTGTAAAAAATAAATAAATGGCAAGTCTTACAGGAACTAAAATAAAAGACACTTATAAATCACTGGTTAAAGTAACAGACAATTTAGAGGCTGGGACCTCTGGGAAACAACTCTCTGACGGAAATGGAAACAATTTAGGACTTTTTGTTGATACAGATGGCGTTTTTGGTATAGGTGCTGCTGCAAATTTATCACTGGATATTAGCTCAAAAACTGATGCTGTTGGTTTACCAGTTGGAACAGATGGAAACAGACCAACAGGAGGAGCTGGTCAAATTAGATACAATACAACTGACGGAAAATTAGAGTTTTATGACTCGGCATGGAGGCACGTTGCTTCTGAGAGTTATGTTAATACAGAAATAGCTAACTTAATTGACTCCTCTCCATCAACATTAGACACACTTAATGAGATTGCTGCGGCACTGAATGATGATGCAAATTTCCACACAACAATAACAAACTTAATAGATGGAAAACAAAGCATTGTAACAATAACAGTTACAGTTGTAGATGTTGGAGGCACAAATTATTTTTTCATAGATGGGACACAACAACAGACAGTGACTTTAAGTGCTGGTATAACATACAGATTTGACCAGTCGGATTCATCAAATTCTGGGCATCCATTACAGTTCTCTACAACTTCAAACGGTACTCATGGAGGTGGCTCCGCATACACAACAGGCGTGACTGTTAGTGGTACAGCTGGGAGTGCAAATGCTTATGTTGAAATTATAACAGAACAAGACACTCCGAAATTATATTATTATTGTTCTAATCATTCTGGAATGGGAGGAGCTTTGTCACATTTATCTGATAAACAAGACACAATCACTGGAGCCGCAACCACAATCACCAGCTCAGATTTAACAGCTGATAGAGCATTGCTGTCTAATGGCTCTGGAAAAGTTGCTGTTTCTGACATCACTTCAACAGAATTAGGTTATTTAGATGGCGTAACTTCTAACATCCAAACTCAAATAAATAGCATTGGAGGCTCACAAGATGTATTTAAAACCATTGCAGTTTCTGGACAAAGTAGCGTTGTTGCAGACACAACAACAGACACGCTGACTTTAGCTGGTGCCTCTGGAATAACCATAACAACCAATGATGCAACAGATACAATAACTTTTACAGGCTCTGGTTCTGGTAGTGGTGGAGCTTTGACCGTAGTTACAGAACAAGCAAACGGAGATGGGACTGTTGGTCCATTTACATTGTCAAATACCATAGCAAGTAAGAATAACGTTCAAGTTTATGTTGATGGAGTTTATCAAACAAAAGATAAATATTCAACCAGTGGAACTGACTTAACTTTTGGCAGTGGTAATGCACCTTTAACTGGTACTAATAACATTGAGTTTGTTCATTATGTTGCACTAAGTGGAACTCCAGCAATTGACGTTGATGTATTTAACGGAGATGGTACAGCTGGACCATTTACATTAACAACAGAACCAGCGACAAAAAATAATCTCCAGATATTTATTGACGGAGTTTATCAAAACAAAAGTAATTTTTCAACCTCTGGGACTTCACTGACATTTGCAACTGGAAGTGAACCACAAACAGGGACTGGAAACATAGAAGTAACACATATAAAAATTTCGTAAATTTGAATAAAATTAAAAAATGGCATTAACAAAAGTAACTCATGACGTATTAGAAGGAAGATATACCTCAGCACAAGCTGTCACATCAGCTGCAACAGTAACACTTGACACAAGTTCTCACAATGTATTCACTTGGACTTTAGGACATGATGTGACGATTAAGTTTACTAATGTCAAAATCGGAACAACTTCGACTGTTGTTGTAACAGGAGCTGCAACAGCTTATACTGTAACTCTACCAACAGCTGACGGAATCAACGGAGCTTCCTCAACATTTAATAAGGTAAGTGGAACGCTAGACAACTCAAGTGGTACAAAAAACCTAATAGAATTTAAATTCATATCAACCTCTGAATGTTGGTATCAAATATCACAAATAGCATCATAATGGCAATAAAAGGAAAATTAATAAACGGAAAAATTGTAAAATTTGCTCAATTACCTAAATCATTTAGTGGGCAAAATCATTACATAAACTTTGACAAAGTAAGTGACGAGATTGCTGAAAAGGAGGGATTTTATGACATTATAATACCAGAGCATGATTCAGCTAGTCAAGTAATTCACAATCTACATCATGACCCAGCTTATGATGATGGAAATAAAGTCAGAAATGTTTTTATTTATGATGTAAAAGATAGAGTTTTTGAAAGCAGTTTGGCTGACATGAAGGCTGACAAAATACAAGAATTAAAAGCTGTTGCCAAACGTCAATTAGAACTTACTGACTGGTATGTTATAAGGAAGGCGGAAAAAGGAACAGCAATTCCAGATGATGTAGAAACACAAAGAGACAATATAAGAAGTTCTGTGGAATCGCAAGAGGCTTCAATAAATGCTAAAACTAAAAAAATAGACGTTTATAAATTTAATATTAACTTATAATTTTTCATTATGAGTTTAGATAAAAAACTTTTCAAAGCTGTTTCAACAACAACAACAGCAGCAGCTGCAGCAGAAGGATTAGTATTACACCTTGATGCCAATGATGAGGATAGTATTGAACAAGGTGGAGCAAATGATGGAAATACAAATGGAACTTGGTTTGATATTTCTACACACGATTTAAATATTCCCTTGTCATCTGATGATAATAACAATTTAAAAATACATTACGACCCCAGCAATACAAATTCTTATAGTGGGACAGGCACAACATTAACTAATTTGGCTGGTTCCTCTTTAAATGCCACAGTTGTTGCTAGTAGGTTTGATAACGATTATGATAGCGGATTAAAAGGTTATTTTGATATTTCAACTGAAAGTGAGGCTTCTATTGTTATACCTAGTGGGCATCCCTTAAACGGAGATTTCACACTAGAATTTTGGTTTAGATGGCAAGGCACACCAGCAAGTGGAGGACACAGATTTATAAATGAATCAGGGCAGAATATAGGTTTTTTTTATTACAAAGGTAATGGGTGGAGATTTTATCAAGCTAGTGGTCAAGACACTGGTTATTATGGTGGCTCTAGTGGTGGCATTCAAGCAAATGTGTGGCAACATAAAGTAATTACTTTTTCTGGAACACAATTTAAAGGATATTTAGATGGTGAGCAAATTGGTACAAAAACTTATACTAGACCGTCATCATCATTAGGTTCTTTTAATTTTGGTACAACAAACATTACAGCAGACAAGCCAGATTGTGACATAGGTGCTATAAGAATGTATGACAGAGCTTTAACTGCATCAGAAGTCGCACAAAATTTTAGAGCTGGTAATAATTTTAGTTATAGTTCTACATATGATACAGGTTTGGCTTTAGATTTTGACCCAGCTGATATTGACAATTCATCTTCGACAGCTACATGGACAGATAAAGTAGCTTCACTAACTTTAACAGAAAGTGGTACTATAAATTATGAAAAAGAGTTAGGTAATTATGCTGATTTACAAATGGCAGATTATTTTGGTAATGATTCAGCAACAACTACAATAAAAGATACTAACGGAGATTTTGTGATGGATTTTTGGGTAAATTTTAATTCAGATATGACTAGTTATCACAATGTTCTTTTAGGAGTTAATCAATCTTCAGGTTTAAGAGGTATATTATTTTATTTTAGTTCTACTGGAATGGAGTTGTATATATATAAATCAGGTACATCTTCTAATTCAATGTTTGGCAACCCATCTTGGTCAACTTTAGGTATTTCAAATGGAAGGTGGTATAACTTAACAGTCCGTATTGATGCAAGTACAAATATAAAATATTTTGTTGATGGACAGTTAAAAGCAACTCTTGCAAATAATGTTGGTGGAACTCATTGGACTGCTATGCATAACATAAGATTAGGAGATGATGCTACATTAGGTTATCAGAGCAATTTTAAAGTAGGTGATTTTAGAATATACAAAGGATTATTGACAGAAGCTCAAATAGCACAAAATTATTTAGCTAGAAAAAATAATTATCCTAATGGAAATCACGCCACTAATAATGGAGCAACATTTACTTATGCGTCAACTCCATATCATTTTGATTTTGTTTCAAATGACTATTTTAGAACGCCTAGCATCCCAATAACTTGGACAAGTGGCTTTGCTTATGAAATTTATTTTAAAGCCGATACAAATACACAAAGCTATCCAATAAGTACAAGTGGCTCAGCAAATCCAGCTTTAAGTTGGAGGTATTATGGTGATGGTTGGAAACTTGTGGCTTTCCATTACAAGTCATCAAGTACAGTTGATTATTTGTCATCTGGTGCGACTTCGACAGGACAATGGTATCATATAGTCTACACTGCAAATGATAGTGGTGGTCAAATTTACACAAATGGTTCTTTGTCTGATTCAACAACCAATAGTGTTAGAACAGGAGATTATAACGATTATTTTGACCTTGGAAGATTAGGCGGTGGTAATTATTTAGATGGCAAAATTGGTATGGTTAAAATATATGCAAAACATTTGTCAGCTAGTGAGGTAAGTGCAAACTTTGATGCAACCAAGTCAACTTATGGTCTATCATAAATAAAAAATAAAATACTTATATTTGTAAAATATTAATAACTCAAAAAAATAAACTAAATGGCTACGACTGGGATATTCAATGGAACCAATCTAATTTTAAAAGTAGAAGGTGCAACCTTAGGACACACAACAAGTTGTTCTCTAAACTTATCTAATGATTTACCAGAGGCAACGAGCAAAGACTCGTCTGGATTTCAAGAGGTAATCGCTGGAGCTATGAGTGGAGAAATTAGTTTTGATGGTTTTGTAAAATATGATGACAGTTCCAATGCAATTGAAATGGCTGATTTTTTATTAGCTAGAACTCAATTAACTTGTGTTTTTGGAACAGCTGCAACTGGTGATGAAATTTATACAGCTGAGGGCTTCCTTAGTAGTGTTGAAATGTCAGCTGAGGCTGAGTCTCCAGTTACTTACAGCGGTTCAATTACATTGACAGGAGCAATCACAAAATCAACTAACTAAGACTTAACTGATTTAATCTTATATGGCAAACAAAAAAAGGGGATATTATACTCTCAATCTAGGAGGTAAACAAAGAGTCATGCACTTTAGCATGAATTTCTGGGCAAACTTCACAGATATGTTAGGAATATCATTAGAGAAGATTGGAGACATTTTTGCTGGAGGAGTTTCAATTACTTCATTAAGAGCTTTAGTTTATTCTGGTTTATTAGCCTATGACCAAGAGGAGGGCAATGAGATTGATTACAATGAGTTTAAAGTTGGAGCATGGTTAGAGGATGTAGATGAAAAAATGTTAAAAGAGATGATTGACTCCATGATGGAATCTAAAATCTTAGGCAATCAACTCAACATGGGTATTGACCGAAATCCACAAACAAAAAAAAAGACCAGTCCGAATCCGAACCTAAGGAGTTAACTTGGGATACTTTACTAGATTATTATATTGGACAAATAGGAATTAATCCAAATGATTTCTGGTCCAATACATGGATTGAAAATCAGCTTTTAGGTGAGGCTAATAACATTCAAATGAATCTTTTATGGGAGCAAACTCGTTATTTATCAGCAATGATTTATAATGTAAATTGCACTAAAAGAAGTCAGATGATGAAACCGTCTAATTTATTCCCTTTGCCTCAAGATAAAATGATAAAAACTGGAGCTGTTAAATCTACTCCAGAACAGTTTAATGAATTTTTAGAGAAAGCAAGGTCAAAGGGCGTTGATATTTAAGTTTAAATTTTAGTATTTTTGTAAAATGGCAGACCAAAAATTAAGAGTTGATTTATTATTAAATTCCAAAGGTTTTAGCAAAGGTTTAAACACAGCCTCTGGAAGGCTTAGAGCTTTTGGCTCAAAAATCTCATCAGTAGGAAAATCGTTGTCACTTAGAATAACAGCTCCAATGGTCTTGGCTGGAGGTCAAGCAATTAGAATGGCATCTAAGTTTGACAAGTCAATGACTCAGATTAAAACTCTTGTTGGAGTTGCTGGTTCTGAGGTTGATTCAATGGGTCAAAAAGTTAAACAATTAGCGTCAACAACTGGCGTAAATGCCGCTGAGGCGGCTGAGGCTTTGTTTTTTGTTACATCAGCTGGTCTAAGAGGTTCTGAGGCTATGGATGTCTTAGAACAATCCTTAAAGGCTTCAGCTCTAGGATTAGGAGAAACAAAAACAGTTGCTGATTTAGCAACCTCAGCCATGAACGCTTATGGGTCCGACACTTTAGGAGCCTCTGATGCGACTGATGTTCTCGTTTCGGCTGTTAGAGAGGGTAAACTTCAAGCTGATGAATTGTCCTCAGTTATGGGTGCGGTCCTACCGATTGCCTCTAATATGGGGGTCAAATTTCATGAAGTTGGAGGAGCTTTTGCAGCTATGTCTAGAACAGGAACTCCAGCAGCTCAAGCAGCAACTCAGTTAAATGCCATACTTATGGCAATTATGAAACCATCTGAGGATGCCAAAAAGGCAATGGATGAGCTAAGTCTGTCACAAGAGGGTCTTAGAAAGCAAATTAAAGAAGAGGGTTTATTAAGTGTTTTTGAATTATTAAGACAAAAATCTGAGGAGAACTCTGGAGCTTTTGAGAGGGTCTTTGGAAACGTCAGAGCCTTAAAAGGTATTTTAGATTTAACTGGTGCAAGTGCTGATGCTACAAGACAAATTATGGAGAGGATGGCAAATGCAACTGGCATAACATCTGATGCATATAAAGAGCTTACAAAAAGCTCATCTTTTCAATTAAACAAAGCACTTAATGAATTAGGAATTTTATTTACAGAGGTGGGTGCTGTATTACTTCAAACTTTGCTCCCAGTGTTCAAAGATATTGGTCTTTTTGTAAAAGATATGACAACTAAATTTAACAGTTTATCACCAGAGGTTAAAAAATTTGGTGTTATGATGGCTGGTATTGTTGCTATTTTACCTCCTTTAATGATTGCTCTTGGTGGTCTTATAAGTGGATTAGGATTGTTAATTAGTCCAGTTGGATTAGTTGTTGTAGCTCTTGGGGGTTTACTTGTATTTTTTGATGACATTGCAAACGCTTTCCTTTATTTTAAAATTAATGTTAAAACTTTTGTTTTAAATAGCTTAATTAGAGTTGAAGAATTTTTTAAAAAATATTTATTTACACCTTTAAAAACAGCTGGAAAATTAGTCCAAGAATTTTTAGAAGATGGTTTCGGAGGTGACTTTAGTGGCATTATTGACGATATGTTTGCCGAACAAGACCAAATATCTTTAGATGCTGGGAAAAGAATGGCTGAAAATTATTTAGATGGAGCTAAAGAAGGTTTAGAGGGATATAAGCAAGGCAGAGTCATGGATGCTGTTAAAAGAATAGGTAAAAAAATTCAAAATTCTGATATTTTTCAAAATGTTTTTGGTGGTCTTGGAACTCCATCCTCTGG